GGGATGGGTGGAAAACGCGGCGCGATCGCTGAACCCGATGCGTCTCGACCCGACCCGGACCACGACGCTTCGGCGGCGATTCGAGCAAGAGCTAGGGCGGCGGTTCGATCGGCTCAAGCGGCTGGTGATCGCGCTGGTGGTCGAGGAGGATGCGTTCGGGCTCAAGCGGAAACCGCCGATCGTTCACGCGGCGGGCGGCGATGGCGCGTCGCTCGCGGCAAATGAACGGTTTGTCTTTCCCACGTCGGCGGAGCAACTGGCGGCTTTCGAGTCGTGGCTCAAGCAACAGTCGCAGGCGGAGGTGCTGACGGTTCCGACTGGCGCTGGCGATCAAGCGTACTGGCACGCTTATATACAGGACGGATACCAGAAGGGGGCGGGGCGAGCATTCGATGACGTGAAAAAGCCTTACGCGAAAGGATACGCGGCGGAAGGCGGCGACGTGTCGGATTTCTACCAGGGTTCGCGGTATCAGTTCTTGCAATCATCGTTCGCGAATCCGATCGCGGTCGCAAAGCTGCGGCTGCTGTCTGGGCGGGTGCTGTCGGACCTCAATGGCGTAACGGCGGCGATGGGCGCGCAAATGCAACGCTCCCTCGCTGATGGGCTCGTGCGCGGCGAGTCGCCTTGGACGGTAGCGCGAAAGCTCAACAAAGCGGTCGAGGTTGGGAAGAAACGCGCGAAGGTGATTGCACGCACCGAGATCATACGGGCGCACGGGGAGGGGCAACTCGACGCGCTCGAAACGCTCAAGGTCGACAAGATCGGCGTTATGGTCGAATGGTCGGTTTCGGGCGTGGGGACCACAATGCGAGGGAATCCCAGCCCGTGCGATCTGTGTGCGGCGCTGGCGGGCGTCGTGATGACGGTAAAGGAGGCGAGGGGGCTGTTGCCTCGGCATCCGAATTGCATGTGCTCTTATATCCCGGCGAACGTGGGGGAGTCGAAAAAGGGGCAGGTGCGGACGCGGCGGGATCTGCGGCGTGCGGTGCGGGAGTCGGTTCGGCGGGAAATGCCGAAGCTGAAAAAGCGGACGCTGGCGGAGCAGCTCAAGCGGACGACGTGGCCGGGGCCGGATACGGTGTTCAAGCGGGTTCGACCTCGGGGCGTGCTTGACAAGGCGGCTGCGCTCCGTCCCCGCCCGGTGTTTGGTGCGAGGGTGCCGACGCGATTGCCCCGGCGGCAAGCGGCACGAGCTGGCGTGGCGGTCGACGAGGGGGCGTCGCCGTTCACGGGGCTACTGCCTGACGCGGAGGTCGCGGCGCTGCCCAGGTCGGGCCCGCTGGGCGAGGCGACGGCGCAGGCGGAGCGACGGCTCGCGAAGCTGATCGCGGATCGGCGGGCCAGCACGGGGCTCTATAAGTCGATGGCGTCGGATGAGCTGTTGGAGGTGCAAAAGAATTTCCAGACGGGGTGGATGAGGTCGCTTGCGCAAACGGAGCGAACGGGGGGCAAGCTGACGGCGACGGAAGCGGCGAGGCTTGCGGAAGGGCGAGCGCGGCTCAAGGCGATCAATGCGGAGATCAAGCGGCGGCGGGAAATCTACGATTTGATGCGTCAAGCACGGTCGGCGGCTGAGTCGGCACGCACGGGGAAGATTGCGCTATTCGAGGGCGACGTTGCGAAGCTGTTGGCGAAACCGAAGGATCGCTATTGGGATGCGGGCTGGCGTCCGAAGATGGGCAAGCCGCCGTATCGGCCGGAGCTGTTTATCAAGAGCGATATCAGCGGGAAGCCGATGCGGCATTACGTGAAGCTTCCGGACGGTCGGCTGGCCCACCCGGACGAGTTGAAGCTTGCGAGGCAACGCGGCAACGTGGTTGTGTTCGGGAAGGCGAAAGCACCGAAGGCGATCAATTGGAAAACGTGGCTGGTCGATGAGCCGAAAGCGGCGGCGGAGGTGGCACCGAAGGCGGCGGCTGCGAAACCGGCGGCTGCGAAACAGCCGCTCAAGCGGAAGGCGCGGCCGCTGCGGCGGCGGGCGATCGTCGAGCGGCGGGCACCTGTGAAGCTGCCGAAGGTGAAGCGGAAGCCGAAGGCGGTCGAGCCCCAGGCGGCGCAGCCTGCGAAAACACCGAAACGGCCCTACCCGAAGACGGAACCGCTGACGCCGCAGGACTTCACGGCAACGCGATTCGAGATCAACCAGACGCTCGCGACGGGGCGGCTCGACGTGGAGGCGGAGCAAGCGGTCGCGAAGCTCGTAAAGGCTGATGGGCCGATGGCGGCGGCGGCTAAAATCAAGGACACGAAAAACCGGCAACTGCTCGTGCGGGTCCAGCGTATAATAGGGCCACGTCGGGGGAATGGTGCGAAGGTCGAGAACCCGGCAGACTGGCGGCTCGTGCGTGGCGTGTGGCAAGAGAAGCCCGCGAAGCCGGTGAAGGTGAAAGCACCGAAGGCGAAGGCGGACACGCTTGGGAAGCCACGGAAGCGCAAGCCTGACTTGCGGGTACGGCGTGAGACGGGCGCGGAAATCCAAGCGGCAGTAAAGGAGGTCGCGGCGGATTATGAGGTCGATCAAAAGCTATTGCGTGATGTGCTCGACCAGCGGCACGCGGACGAAGTGGCGGAGGTGCGGCGCAGGCAGGGCGAGATTGACGCGCTGCGGAAGCAAGTGGGGCTGACAACGAAGCAAGTCCAGGCGGTCGAGGATGCTGGGTTTGATTGGACCCCGAACCCGGCTAGGCTGCGGGCGCAATTGGGCGGCACGAAAAAGGGCGAGCAGCTCGCAAAGGATCTACTGGCGGCATCGAAGCGAATGGATGAGTTCGGGAGTGCGTGGGCTCGGGAGTATCCGGGCCTGATCGGCGACCCGGACGATCCGAAGGCGGAGCTGATGGAGGGGATCTGGGAACTGATGCGCGTTGAGAAACAGCCGCTTCCGCTCAAGACGGATTCGCGGATTCTGCACGCGGCGGCGGAAGAGGCGGCGGAGCTGCAAAAGTACAAGGCGGCGGCGACGGAGGCGGCGGAGGAAATGCGCGATTACGGGTTCGGGCCGGCGGCTGGCGGTCCGGACGATATGAGCGATATCCCGTTCTGAGCGAGGCGGAACAATGGCAAAGCCACGGGAGCCGGAGCTGGTCGTGGAATATGAGCGGAACGGGCACCGGTTCCGCATCTACAGGACGCGGGAGGGCGATCGCGGCTGGCGGTATCATTTCGGGCTGCCGAAGGCGGCGCTGCTGCCGATTCGGGGGGCGGTTGAGGGATCGCTCGGGCTGGGCGAGCCTCACTGGGCGGTCGATGGGGAGTTCTGGGTTTTCACAACGCCGATCGTGGCGAAAGGCCCCCGGCCACGGGCGGAGCTGCGGGAGCGGTTCTTGTGGATTCTTGGGCGGCTTGGGCGGGTGATCGACGCGATCAAGCGGACGGGGGCGGAGCGTTAACCTTCTCAATGAGAAGGTTGCGCGGGGAGGGGCGGCGATGGCGACGGAAAACGGTTACACACCGACCCAGCGGGCTATTCTGGCGGTACTCGCGGACGGGATGGCGCACACTCGGGCGGAGCTGGTTGCGGCGCTGCCTGATGAGCTGGCGGAGCCGTCGGCGGTCCACGATCACCTGTATCATTTGCGGCGGCGGCTTTGGCCTCGGGGCGAAACGATTCTGTGCGAGTGGGTCAACCATCGGCCGCGGTACCGCCACGTCCGGCTTTTGCAATCTGGGAGGGGGGGGCGTGATATCTGAAACGGCTTTCGTCGTGCGTCGCGGCGCCGGTCGCCTGACCCCTCGCGAGCGCTATGGCTGTTGTCGGCTGCTATAGCGCTCGAAAACGGGCAAAATGCCCTTTTCTGTTGCGCGTGTGCCCGCTAGGCTTGCGGGCATGGAATTCCTCGCGGTCAATCTGGCGGGCGGCCTGCGGCGTGAGAAATTGCACGGGCGGGAGTATCTTGTCGCCCCGATGACGCTGATCCGGCCGGGCGTTCTGAACGGCTCGAAAGGCCCGCTCTACTATCCACCTGACGAGATCGCTCGCGATCCGCTGATCTGGAACCATACGCCGCTCGTGGTCGAGCACCCGAAGACGGCGCAGGGTTTCGCGACGGCACGAGATCCGGGCGTGCTCAACACGGCGGGAGTAGGGCTCGTGCTGGGGGCGAGGGTCGAGCCTAACGGCGACCTCAAGGCCGACGGCTGGTTCGACGTGGCGGCGTTGCGGCGGGTTGACAACGGGCTCCTTGGCGAGCTGGAGGCGGGGAAATCGGTCGAGCTGTCTACGGGGCTCTTCACTGACAACGAAGCGGCGGAGGGGGAGGTCGACGGCGTGACCTACACTGGGATTGCTCGGCGGTACAGGGCTGACCATGTGGCGCTGCTGCGAAGCGGTCCGGGGGCGTGCTCGGTGGCTGACGGGTGCGGGGTCAACAATGAGTTAAGCGATTCGGACTTACATAAAGCTCTGCAAGCGGAGATCGCGAAGCGGTACGGGGTCGAGGCGTTCCTGATCGACGTGTTCGCGAAAACGGCGGTTTATACGCTGGGCGAAGAGCTCTACCAGATCGGCTACGCGGCAAAGCGGAAAACGGGGGAAGTCAAGCTAAGCGACGGCGGGGCCGTCGAGGTGCGGCGCGAAACGAATTACAAGCCGGTAACCAACGCCGCGACGGCGGCTAACTCCAAACGCGGAGGTAAAGCGATGGATGAAAAAGAAAAGGCGGCGCTGGTCGAGTTTATTCTCACGAACTGCGAGTTCTGCGGCGACGGCGATCGCGAGATGGTGGCAAACCTGAGCGACGAAAAGCTTTCGGCGTGGAAAGCGGACCTTGAGAAGGCGCAGCAACGCGAAGCGGTCGCGAACGCGGCGCGCAAGGGGTTCACCGATCCGGGCGGCAATTCCCACGCCTGGAACGAAGAGAAGGGCGAGTGGGAAACGAAGCAGGCGAAGCCCGCCGAGAAGAAAAAGCCGGTGACGAATGCGGCGAAGCCGCAGACGGCGGAGGAGTGGCTCGCGGCGGCTCCCCCGGAGATTCGGAGCGCGGTGCAGAACGCGCAGGGGATCGAGCTGGAGGAAAAGCGCAAGCTGGTCGAGCGGCTCACGGCGAACGTGGCCGAAGGCGATCGCGAGGCGCACGCAACGCGGCTGATGGGGCGAACGCTCGATGAGCTGCGGGCGGACGTGGCGCTGTTGCCCCCGGAGCGGGAAGAGCCGGAGCTGACGGCGCACTACGCGGGACAAGCGGGCGCAACGCACAACTCGGCGGGCGCGAAAGATCGCCCGGCGTTCGGGCTGCCGTCGGAATATCTTCCGGCGGACGACTGACACGGCAACGGCACCGCGAGCGGATATGCGCGCGGGCGCAACCAACTATCTCCATCTGGAGGCGATCAAATGAAGGGTACAAGGGTTGTAATCGCCAGTCCCATGCGGGGCGTGGTCGAGCATTGCTACATTACGGGCACGCCGAAGCCGGGCACCTGCATGGAGATCAAGCCTGCGACCGAGCCGGTCGGCGGTGTGTTCAACTATCAGGCATACGGCACGCAAGCGGCGAGCGGCGGCAAGTTCGTCGGCGCGGACGGAAACCGCAAGGCGGTCGCCGTGCTGCTCGAAAAGGACCAGGAGGCGGGGATCTATTCGGACGCTTACGCGGCGGGGGATCTTGGCCGGGTGTATTACCCCGTGATGGGCGAGTGGCTCAACGTGCTATTCGCCAACGTCGCGGGCACAAGCGACACGCTCGCGATCGGCGATGAGTTCATGATCGACGATGGCACGGGCAAGCTCATGGCGGTCGACAGTGACGCCGAAGCCCACCCGTTCACTTGCCTCGAGACGGTCGCGACGGCGTTGACCGCCGACACGATGATCTGGTGTCGGTTCAACGGTGCGGGCGGCGCGTGAGCGACGCGGACTAGGGGCACGATACGACTACGCGGGCGGCTCGATCCGCCTTTGACAACCGAACCCTTAAACGGGAGGCGGAACCATGATTTTCGGCTTTATCGACAACGCGGAGATTGAGTTCCTCACGGCGAACGCCGGGGGACTTCGCACCGACGGCCCGACGGGCGAGCGGCTCGCACAGGTGGGTTTCGATCCGGGCATCCTGCGCCCGGTGGTCGACGGCGACGGCAAGAAGTATTGCCTCGTTGCGAATGGGCGCACGAAGAAAGGCCCGAACGGCAAAGACGTGGCGGATCGCGACTGGATTCCGCTCGGGCGGCTGATCGCGAATGGAATGGTTCCGGCAGTCTACAACGCTTCGGCGTTGCCGTACCAGGCCTGGCAGATGATCGACCGGGCTGTGATCAAGGCGTCGCGCGATCGGCTCAACGCCTGGAACGACCTCGCAGCGGTGAGCACCTATTCGGGGTTCAACGGCATGGCGATTACGGGGATCGTCAAGGACACGATCACCGACATGGGCGACGCAAAGGTGGACATGGACACGTTGAGCGATGACCTCAACGATGCCCCGTTGGTGACGCCCGACATTCTGCCGTTGCCCATCATCCATGCTGGGTTCAACCTGTCCCAGCGGCGGCTGGCGGTTTCGCGGAATAGCGGAATGCCGCTCGACACGACGGGCGCGGAGCAGTGCGCGAGGCGGTGCGCCGAGACGCTGGAAAAGATCACCATCGGGATGACGGACCTGTCAAGCACGGTGATCGGCAGCTCGACGGAGTTTACCCGCCGGGGTATTTACGGGTTCCAGACCCAGCCCGATCGGATCACGAAAACGGACGTGACGGCTAGCAGCTCGTTCGACGCCGAGACGTTCGTGCAAGAAGTGATCGCCATGAAGGAACTGGCGCGGGCCCAGAAGTTCTACGGCCCGTTCGTTCTCTACTACTCGACGACGTGGGACCAGTACCTCGCCCGCGACTACTACGTGATGACGACAAGCGGGGCGGCGGCACCGACGAAAACGGTCCTGCAACGGGTCGAGGAGATCAAGGGGATCAGCCGGGTGCAAATGCTCGACTTCTTCACCGACACGGACGAGCTGTTGCTGGTGCAAATGAACAGCGACACGGTGCGGGCGGTCGACGGCATGGATTGGACCACGGTCCAGTGGGAAGAGCAGGGCGGCGCGCGGATCAACTTCCGCGTTATGGGGATCAAGGTGCCCGACTTGCGTGCCCAGTACGTCGGCACGAGCACGAGCACGCGGAAATGCGGAATCGTTCACGGCACGACTTCGTGAGCTAACTGGGGCGGCGTGCGGGGGCGCTGCCTGACGAAGCTAACCTCCCCCGAGGTGGCCCTGCTGTGGTGTCCTTGCCCCGCGCCCGGCAGGGCCTTTTTTGGCAAGGGGCAAACGGGGAGCAACGATTATGCGTTTTGAGATTTTGCGGGGCTTGCACGCCGAGACGGTCACCCACGGCGAGGGGGAAGAGCAAGCGAAAGAGGTGGTCTGGTATGGGCCGCTGGACAAGGACGGCAACAAGACCGAGGGGACGGTCGGGAATGTCGTGGAGTCGACGCTTGACCTCGAAAAGAAGTGGCCGGAGAAATTCCGGCGGGTCCGCGACGCGGAGGCGGTCGATCAGTTCTCGCGAATGACGGTTGCGCAGCTCCGGGCGTTTGCGGAATCGAACGGAATCGACCTGGGCTCGGCGCGCAAGAAAGCGACGATTGCGGCGATCGTGCGAGAATCGGAAGCGGCTGGCGAGGCGGTCGCCGCTGATTGAAAAGGGGAGCGGCTGGCATGGCGATCCGCACGAGCGATCAAGCTGTGAGGGCGACGATCGAGACGGATTCCTCGATACCGCTGAATCAGTTTATCCGCAGGGCGAACGCGCTAACGGATCGCGTTGCGGCGAAAGACTCCAACGGCGTTCTGTCGGCGGCGCTGCTGGCGGAGATCGAAACGTGTCTTGCAGCGCATTTCTACGCGGCACGCGATCAGCTCTATCGGCGACGCTCGACGGGCGACGCAAGCGCGGAGTTCCAGGCGTCGCCGGGCAAGGGGGTCTTGGGTTACACCGACCCTGGGGCGCAGGCGATTCTCCTCGACGAAACGGGGTATCTGGCTGAGCTGGACAGGGGCGGCAAGCGGCAAGCGGAGGTCGGCTGGCTCGGGAAGCCGGTCAGTGAGCAAACGGACTACGTCGACCGGGACTAGGTGCGATGCCCCTGGAAACGCACGGGCGGAAACAGAAGGCGGTCTTATGGGCTGCTGACGGGTTCGACGATTACGGGGAACCGAAGGTTGACGCGGCGGAACAGATTGATTGCCGCTGGGAAAACGTCAACCGGGAGGTCGCGGGGCCGAACGGAACGCCGATTGCGATTGAAGCGGAGGTGGTTGTCGACAAGGCCGTAGCGGTCGGTTCGCGAATGTGGTTGGGTGAGCTGAAAGACTACACGGCGGCGGATACAAAGCTGGTCGTTGTGGCTCAACGGGAAATCCCAGACGTAAAGGCTCGGCATTTTCGGCGAGTGTGTTTGCTGGCGAGGGCGAGCGACACGTTGCCGACACTCAACAGCTAGGGGGGCGGGGCGATGCGACGATTTGCGGTGGGGCTTGACGCGGCGGCTTGCATGGTTGGGATCGCGGCACTTGCTGGCGTTGTCGGCGTGGTGCTGGCGAACGCACAAGAGAAGGCGCGGGGCGGGGCGCAGACGGTGCCCGGCGAGGGCCGCACCGATCCGCGGGCGTTCCAGTGGAGCGAAGAGGCGGGGCTGACTGACGCGGAGTATGGCCTGAAAAGGGCGATCGAGGCGCACGAGCTGACGCCTGATTTTTACGTGTCGTTTTTCACGGGGGGCGGGGCTTGGGAGCCCCGGATGGTTGTTCGCGACCCGGAAACGCTGTTGCGAGTCGAGCCGGCCAGGGTGAATTACGACTATCGGGGGAAGCTGTGGTCGAGCGATTGGGCATTGGTCGAGCGACCGCCACCGGGGGTCAAGCTGACGGAACGTGGCGAGGCGGTATACCGCACGCTCACAACGAAGCTCAAGGGGTACCACGAGGCGGCGAGGCGGGAGGCTCGGGCGAGGCGGGAAGCGGAGGCGCACAAGCTGCGGGCTCAAGCGAGGGGGCTTTTTCAGTGAGCAAGCACGGGGCCCTGATTCTGGCGATCGTGGCGGCGCTTGCGGGCACGCGAGCTGACGCGGGCACGCGGGATCGCTGGTTGGAGGTGTGGACCTCGGCGGGCTGCGGGGCGTGCGTGGAAATGGCGCCGACGGTCGATGCGTTGCGGGCGGAGGGCTACAGAATTGGCACGGCGAGCGCGGATCAATATGGGGAAATTGCGGACGCTCGGGAGGTCAAGGCGTTGCCGACAACGCTCCTTCTCGTGCCGGGCGGCCGCGGCTGGCGGGAAGCGGGGCGGATCGAGGGGGTAGCGACGCGAGCGGAACTGCTCGGCTTGCTGCTGCGGGGCGAGGTCGGGCCGGACGTGCCGCCAGCTCCGGCTTCGGCTCAAGCGTACAAGCTGGTGGTGATCGTCCACCCGGAGAAGCAAGCGGATTTCGGCGACCTCAAGCGGGCGTCGACGAAGGCGATCGAGGCTGGCTACAAAGTCGTTTTCGCGGACTGGGAAACGAACTGGAATAACGCGAGGCACCAGCCGTGGATTCGGCAATTCGACATTCGGGAAATGCCGTTTTATGTGCTCCATCGCGGCCACGAGATCGTCGAGGTGACAAGTGGGCGGGTGCTGAGCCCTCGCGAGGTCGGGAGCTGGATTGCGGGGGTCGAGTCGGGCCAGCAGGTGTATCGCAAGAGCAAAGCGCAGGCGCACTTGGCGGCGGCCGATCGAGTCTACTATCGGCGGCGGCTCGCTCCTGGCTCGTGTGGGATGCTTGGGTGCGTTGCTCACGGCGGCGGGCTCGTGCTTGACAGGGTGACGTTGCCGGCGGCTCCGAGTGGCGTGGAGGTTCCTGCGGGGCGGCAGTGAGGGCGATAGCGTGCGCCCCGTGGCGGGGCGATGGGAGATCGCGATGGTTGGGCGACTGTGGCACGATGAGGGCGGCGCGGTGCTGTCGGCGGAGCTGGTGCTCTTGCTGGTGCTGGTGCTCGCTGGCGTGCTTTCTGGCGCGGCGACGATCAAGCGGGGCTTGCTGGGCGATGCGGAGGCGGTGTCGGCGACGTTGTCGCGGGAGGTGCAGGCGTTCTGCGGGGAGGAAAGCGGCAAGGCTGAAAGCCCGGAAGTGCCGGGAATCCATGTTTTCGGGAGGGGTGAGCGATGGGAATTCGACGATTGAGGGGCCGACTCGATTCGGTGCAGAGTTCGCTTGAGGGCATGGCGGGCCAGGTGAGCGGCACGGCGGAGGTCTATCGTCAAGCGGGGCTGCTCGTGCTCGACTTGCTGCGTGAGGTGACGGACGAAAACGGCTTGCTGGTCGACCTCAACACCAACCAAGAGCTGACGATCACGGTTTCCGAATTGTTCGGCCTGGATCTGTCGGCGGTTGTGGCGAAGCTGGCGGGCTTGCTGGGGCTCGGCAAGCCGTCGGGCGACGTGGCGGAATTCGTGCTGAGCCTGAGCGGCGGGCAGTTTCGGGTAAAGCTTCACAGTGACGATCCGGCGGAGTAGCTAAGCCGCTGGGGCAAACCTCTGGACGTGGGAGATCGAGATCATGGCGCGACTGAGTAAGGAAATGCGGCCGCTGTACAGGGCGGTCCTGAAGGTGGTGGATCAAGCCGCGCGTGCGGGCGATGCGCCGAGGCGAGCAGGGTGGAAGCTCCGCACGGCGAGGGTGTTCGCACCCGGCTCTCTTGCGGAGATGCTGGAAGATATCGCACCGGCTGTGGTAGACGAGGCAATCGCTGCGGGTGCCCTCCCGCCGCAGGCCGCTGACGATGGGTGGAACATCGACTGGGATAAGCTGCTGGAGTTTATCCAGAAGCTGTTGGACATCATCCTCGCCTTCATCCTGGCCCTGTAAGGAGCCGCAAGGGTGAGAACGCTAACGACAATCGCGGCGCTCCTTCTGGCCGCTTCGGAGGTCTGTGGGCAACTGCGGCTCGACGGACCCGCCGAAGCGGAGAAGGGGCGCAGTTTTGAGGTGACCGTCGAGGGCGCGAACCTTGAATTGGACGATTTTAGCCGTCGCGATCCCCCGCAGATGCAATGGTTGGTGGTACCAGAACAAGAGGAGCGGCCCCGCAGCCGATATGAGCTGATTTTTCACGACGGGAAATGGACGGTTAGCCCCTACTGCACGGTGACGTGCGATCGTCCAGGCACGGCGGGGGTGGTGTTTTTGCTCGTGCGGGACGGGCTGGGAGAACTGCTGTCGCATGAAGTGGACGTGAAGGGGGCGGACGACGGCGACGATGACGACGACGACCCGGACCCGCCGCCGCCAGTCGAGGAATTATGGGGGGCGATTCTGGTTTATGAATCTGCCTTAGAAGAGGAACCGACGGAGGAGGATCTGCGGATCGCGAGGCTGCTCTCCGACGTGGAGCTGCTCAAGTGGTTTAGCGGTTTGGGGCTCAAGTTTCACCGGAACGACCAGCACAACAAAGATCCATTCGGGGCGCAGATCAAGCCGGAGTATATTGCGAGGGCACGAGCGCACGGGCTCCCGGCCCTGATGGTTGTCACTGAGGGGGGGCGGGTGCCGTACACGGGCGACGTGCCGGGAGCGGAGGGAATCAAGGCGCTGATAACTGATCTGGTTAAGGGGGGGAAAGCACTATGGCCGGAAGATCGACCACAACCAAGGCGGGCGCCAGCGAGGGAAGTGCTGCCGCTTCCAGCTCCACTTCCGTTGCCAACGGATGGCTCAAAACGGTCGGCGACTGGACCGGCAAATACGGGATCGCTTCGGCGCTTCTACTCGCTATGGCGTGGGGAGTTTGGCAGGCTTACGTCCTCCCCCAGCAACAGCGAACGGATTCCCTACTAGACGGGGTTCTCGAAAGGCTGGAGGCTGACGGCAAGACGCTGGAGTCAATCGACGAACGGATGGGGCGAATGGAGCAGAAGTGGGCGGAGGAGTTTCGACGGTGAGCGGACACGGCGAAAGCTGGGAGAGCGATTGCGGCAAGTGGGCGATCAGTGGATTTTGCTCGCTCGCGGACTTTGAGCAGCTCAAGGCGGCGGTTCTTCGGGGCTTTGTGGTCTATGTTTCCCGAGACGTTCCGGCCGTTGAAGAGCGGCCACGATGCCGAGGCGATCGACAGACTTGCAGGGAGGGGGCCAGGTGCAGATAACTCCGCTCATTCCACCGGAGGGCGTGGCGAAGGGGTGCCTGCCCCGCACGAGTCGGATCGGGCAGGACTGCCCGCTTGCGGCTGAGCGGCTGCCCTACGTGATCCCCCAGGAAGAGTGGGCGGGCATTATACCGAACGCGGACCTGCGCCCGTTGGTGCCGTTCGGGTTATATCAGGATGGTGTGGGGAGCTGCGCGTCTGAATCCTGCGGGCAGGCGATCCAGATCAAGATCGTGCAAGCTGGATTCGCCCCGGTCAAGCTCAACCCGTGGACCCAGTATAGGACGGTTTCTGGCGGGGTAGATCGCGGCTCGACGCTGGGCGACAACCTCAAGCACGCTCGCGACGTGGGGATCTGTAGCTATGACTTTTGGCCCAGGTATGACGACACTACTTGGGACGACCCGGACGGGCCGCGAATCATCCATCCGTGGTACAGCACACCGGAGGGGGACTGGGAGGGGAACGCCCGCAATTTCAGGATCGACGAGTTCTGGGAATGCACTACTGTTGCGGAGGTTGGAACGTGCCTGATCTTGGGCCACCCGGTTTCGTTCGGGTGGCAAGGGCATTCCTGCGTTCTGACCAAACTTGTTTCAACGACTTCGGCAGAATATCGGAACAGTTGGGGCGATGGCTGGGGTGATATGGGATTCGGAATCGTGTCGTTGAGCGCGATCGACATTCGCTATGGGGCTTATGCGGTGCGGTCGGTGATCGTGCCCTCGCAGGAAGTTCTACCACCTGACCCGCAGAAGAGGCAGGCAGCATGACGCCAGCACCTAAGACGGAAAGCAAGTTTGAGGGGCCTGTCTGGAGAACCTTTTTCCAGGCGATCCAGCAATTCGGAATCTCTACTGTCTTGCTGGTGCTTGTTTTGGGGTGGTTGGCGTGCTTCGTGGCGAATCCGATTATTGATTCGATGGTCACGTTCTTGAATCAGCAGGTGGTCATTACAAAGGCCCAACTGGAGATCATGGGGAAGCTGGAAGCGTCGCTAGAGGATCTGAAACAAGAGCACGTCTGCGTGGGCCAGCAACACTCCGCGTTTCTGGAGGCGCAGAGTCGGCAGACTGAGGCTTTGGATTCGATCCAGCGGACGCTGTTGGCGATCGAGGGGCGAATGAACGGACATAAAGGAGAATAAGGGGAATACACTATGGCTACAACCTACGCCACAATCAAGGCCGCGCTGGACGAGATTGCGCAGCGCATCAACAGCAACCAAAAGCGGCTCGATGCGGCGGAAAGCAACATTGCCACCGCCGAAGCGGACCTTGACGGCATGACTGCCCAATACGCAACCATCGTGTCTGATCTCGACGCTGCCCTGGCCGCCGACCCGACTAATGTGGCCCTGCAAGCGGCAGCCGCCGAGAAGGACTTGCTGGTTGCCGAGTACCAGGCTCTCAAGGCCACGGCGACGGCGATGAAGAACGCCCTGGAGGACGTGTGAGATGGCTGTTACTTGGAACGTAGACCTCGCGGTTACAGACCTCGCACAGCGACGGATCAGCGTAACGGCGACCCGCACGGACGACACGCCGGAGCCCGACGACGTGCGGACGTACACGGCGCAGGTGCAAATACCCGAAACGGGAGCACTGGCGGCGCTACAAGCCGCGATGGATTTCATCTTCGCCAAGTACGAAGCGGAGGTGGCCATCGAGGCGCAACACGCGGCCTTGCTCTCAAATTGGGAATCGCAAGCTGAGAGCTATCTCGGCGGACTGGAGGCGTAACATGGCAAACACAGGCTATGACTGGGGCTCCTGGACGTTCGCCAAGGACGACGGCGGCGACGACTGGGACGCAGACGCCCTAGCCGACAATGGCACAGAGACATCTAACACCGCGATCAGCCTCGATACTATTGCAGCCTGCGAGGTGGGGATCGCTCTGTACGAAGACAACACCGGAGCCATTGACGGCGTGGTGACGGTGTTCATTCTCGGCAGTGGCGGCGGGATTGCCGACGAAGAGACGACAATCGGCAGCCCCTGGAGCTTTACCATCACGCCCGTGCAGAATGACACGGTTTACAAGCGGTTCTCGGTGGACCCCGCAGCCTATGGCGACTTCAAGATTGCGATTCTCAACGAGGGCGGGCAGGAGTTGGCAGTTAGTGTGAAATACCGCACGGCAACTATCCCGGTAGCGAGCTAATGACCGCAACCTTGCAACCTCCGATGTGGTGCCCTGGTGTGCACCTCTCGCACCCGCTGGCTCAGGGTCTTGTCGCCTACTGGCCGATGTGGGAGGGGAGCGGCGACACGGTACACGACCTCTCGGGCAACGGCAACCATGGCGCGTTGACGAACGGGCCGACGTGGGTGGCTACCGAGATGGGCGGGGCACTGGAGTTCGACGGCGATGATGACTTTATCGAGTTAGGCAGCATTGGGCCGGACCACCCGTTGTCGTTCACCGGAAACGAGTTTTCGCTGGCGTTCTGGTTGTACCAGGAAAGCGGTGGAGACCAGTTTCAGCGAATTATCGACAAAAGCGACGGGGGCGGTGGTGCGAATGGGTTTGCTTTTGTTACGCAATATACTGGCAACGAAGGGCATGTGCAATTTTACGTTGATGGAAATGCCATCGGTCTCTATTTTTCCGGCGTATACTCGTACCAGACATGGGTACACCTCACATTAACGTGGGATGGCTCAGCGTTTAAGCTGTATACCGATGGTACATATTTCGCGACCAGAGACGAAGCCGACACCATCCCTTCCACCACCAAGAACTGCCGCATCGGCTCCTGGAATCACAGCACAGGGCGGGAGTTCGAGGGCAAGCTGAGCAACTTTCTGGCGTGGGACCGTGCCCTCACCGCAGGCGAGATCGCCCAGTTCTACGCCGACCCCTGGATTCTCTCCCGCCCACCGAGGTTGATGTGATGCGTGGGTTAGTACTAACAGCAGGAGCGGCAGCAAGCGGGGTTCCGTGGTTGAGCGGGTATACGTACCGCAAGAAGATCACGACGCAATTCACGAACGTGGACAGTGCGCTTACCGACTTCCCGCTCTACGTCCCGTTCTCTAACGACGCCGACCTGGCCGCTGCACTGGCGACTGGCTACGACATCAGGTTTACCCAGAGCGACGGAGAAACACTACTCAAGTACGAGCGGGAGAGTTGGTCCGGTGGGGGTGGCTCCAACGTGACCGCCGACTTCTGGGTCAAGGTGCCGAGCATCTCGGCGGTGGCTGGGACGGACATCTACATCTACTACGGCAAGACGGGCGATTCGGACGGCGAGGACGCGAGCAACGTGTGGGACAGCAACTTCGCAGCCGTCTACCACCTGAAGGAAGACGGGGGCACTTACTACGATAGCACGTCTAACAACTGCGACGATGACGGCTCGGGCACGGATCCAACGCGCGGTACCGGTAAAGTGGGCTATGGCCAGGACTTCGAGGACGGTAGCAGTGAGTATATTGACTGCGGGAATCCGTCTGCCCTTCAGATTACCGGAAAAGCGATAACCGTCGAAGCGTGGCTAAAGGGCGAGAGCTACACTAACTGGCAGGCATTGTTGGGCAAGTCTGATGTCGGGAACAACGACTGGAACGAGGGATGGGGGTTTTACTGGTACAGCAACGAGTTGGAATTTTACTGCAACGATTACGCTGCCGGAAACGCCCACATCGGTCTGACGGACACGGCAAGCTGGCACTACGCTGTAGGCTATTACGATGGGTCCTCGGTGGAGATCGACCTCGATAACACGACGGGGACTGGCCAGTTATTGTCGGCCAACATCACGGATGGCGACACGTTCGCTATCGGCAGGCTCGGTGGTCACACTGACTACTGGGATGGGCTCGTTGATGAAGTGCGGATTAGCGAATACACCAGGCCCGCCGAGTGGCGGAAATTCACCTACCACAACATCGCCGAGGCCGATAACGAGCTGACGATCGGCAGCGAAGAGGAGGGGCTGGTCGATTATGACCTCGTTTGTGCGCAGGGCTCATTTACACTAACTGGGCAGGCGGTTGGACTTGAGGCGGCGAGGTCGTTGGCGTGCTCGCAAGGTTCGTTCACGTTGACCGGCCAGGCGATGACGCCGAAGGCGGCGCGGTCGCTGACGTGCGGCGCGGGTTCGTTCGTGTTGACGGGGCAAGCGGTGGGCGTCGAGGCGGCGCGGTCGCTGACGTGCGGGCAAGGGTCGTTCGCGCTCACGGGTCAAGCTGCGGGGCTGGTGATCGCGAGAACGCTCACGGCATCGTATGGCGGCTTTGTGCTGAGTGGGCAGGCGGTCGCGCTGCTGCGGGCTGCGACGCTGACGGCGGCGGCGGGCACGTTCACGCTGACGGGGCAAGCGGTGACGTTGCGGCGAGGGCGGGTGCTGGAGGTCGGCTTCGGAGCGTTCACGCTGAGCGGGCAAGCGGTGACGCTAAGCTACACGTTCACGCCGGAAACGTCATGGGAGATTGTGGCGGGGGAGGTGTTCGCGGCGGGAGGCGTCGCGGGCGAGGTGTACCTTGCGGGGGCGGCGACATCGGAGGTGTTTTGCGCTGGGGGCGTGGCTGGAGAAATCGGAGGTTAAGCGACATGGCATCGTTCAATAAGTTCCAGCCGTTCGTCGAGGATCTGGCCGAGAAGGTCCACAACCTCGGCTCGGACCAGCTCGCAGCGGCGCTGACGAATTCGGCCCCGAATGCGACCGACGATCAGCTCTCGGACATCACCGAGATTTCGTACACGAATTGCTCAAGCCGTGCGATCACGACTACGTCGAGCGAGCAGACGGGCGGCACGTACAAGCTGGTCCTCACCGACCTGGTTCTCACGGCGAGCGGTGGCACGGTTGGCCCGTTGCGATACGTCGTGCTGTATAACGACACGGCGACGAATGACGAACTGATCGGCTATTGGGATTACGGCAGCTCGATCACGCTCGCGGACGGGGAAACGCTCACGCTGGATTTCGACGCCTCGAACGGCGTTTTGCAGGTCACATGACCGGGAGGGTTCGGAAATGTTCAGGCTTTCGAGTGAAGCTGAAATGCGGGCGAGGTTCCGCGAGCTGACGGCGGCGAAAGAGGCGCTGACGGCACGAGCGGCCCCGTTTCGGGCGGAGTACGACAAGCACGCAAAGGCGATCGACGCTTTGCGGGCAAAGCAACGCGAGCTGGCGGCTAAGTTCAAGCCGATCGAGCAAAAGACGATCCCCATTGACCGCGAGCGCGCGATGATCGCGCGGGGGCTCAACGGGAAAACAGGCGAGCCGAAGCCGGAGGGTTAAGCCGTGGCGATTCCGACGGCAAGCGGGCAGGTATGGGAGGATGGCGGCGCTACGCTCATGGCGCGCATTCTCGACAATGACGGCAGCGCGGCGCAGCAAGGGGATATTTCGTCAATCAGCCGCGACGTGTGGGATCTGGATACGTCGACCACGTCGGCGGTTGACACGTCGGCGGTAGCGGTCGCAACTTCGATTTACGATACGCTCCAGACTGATTCGCGGTGGACCGAAGACAGTACGGGCTACAACTTCCTCGACACGGTCGCGGCGGCGTTGCTGGCGAACGGGAACCATCGTTATCGGGTCGAGTACAAGTTCACGCCTGCAAGCGGGCAGGTTTACTGGGCGGTGTTCTCGCTGTGGGTCGAGGGCGTGTTCAAGAGTTAGAGCGATGAAGATCGAGGGCTTGCACAAGCTGGAAGCGAAGCTAAAGGAGATGGCGACGGCTTACGGCCCCACGAAAGTCGGCGTGCAGGTGGGCTATACGCAAACCTACGCCATTCACGTTCACGAGAAACAAGCGAGCCACAAGGTGGGCCAGGCGAAGTATCTGGAGCAACCGGCGCGGGAGTATCAGGGGACGATTGCGGCGATTATCGCGAAGGCGATAAAGAAAGGGAAAACACTAGAACAGGCGATGCTCTTGGGCGGGCTTCGCCTGCAACGTGAAAGCCAGAAGCTCGTGCCGGTCGACACGTCTGCACTAAAGGCGTCGGCATTTACGGCGCTCGACCGCGAGGCGGAGCGAAAGGCCACGGAAGCTTATCAGCGGTCGGAAGCGATACGGTTCAAGGCGGGAATGCGGCGGCAAGTGAAGCGGGAAAGAGCGAGGGCATGAAGTGAGCGGAACGCTTAGCCATACCCCGGCGGATATCGTGCGGCGGGTGCTGATCGCGCTGAGCGGCGGTACGTTGCCGAGCGCGTCTGGGGCGTGGCCGATCTATTGCGGCACGCTGCCGGATGAACCGGACGCGGCGGCAGTGGTGACGGACACGGCGGGGACGATTGACGGGCACTTGCAACCGGGCGGGGAAGCGCAAGAGCATTATGGGGTCCAGGTGACGGTGCGAAACGCGGTGTACGATACGGGGCACGACAAGGCGAACGCGCTCGCGATCTTACTCGACCAATCGGTGCGGCTTACGGCGATCACGATAGGGTCGAGCGATTACGTCGTTTATGCGATCACGCGAAGCTCGGGGGTGTTGCACGCGGGGAGGGACGCGGGGAGGGACGCGGGAAGCAAAAGGCATTTATTCACCCTCAACGCCGTAGTGTCTCTGCGGCAAACCGCTTGACTGGAGGTAGCGAACTATGGCAGCTCCCACACCGACTGCACGGGCGACGCCGTCTGGTATCCCGCTCAAGGACGGATACCAGACTTTGATCACGATCGCGAGCGATACCGATATCTCCTTCTGGGAGAAAACGGTCACGCCGCCGGGGATCGAAGGCGGCGAGCGGGTCGAACAAACGACCATGCACAACACAACGTGGCTCACGTTCCGTCCGCAAGAGCTGGCGGATCTGACGGAATGCACGATCGTTGCGGCATACGACCCGGACGCCTACGACGAGATCCTAGCGGTCTTGAACGTGGAAACCACGATCACGGTCACGTTTCCGGACGGCTCGACGTTGGCGTTTTTCGGCTACCTTCGGACGTTCACGCCTTCGGAGAATGCGCGGGGCTCGCAGCCGGAGGCAACGATTGTGATCGGCCCGACGAACTGGGATTCCTCGAATAACGTCGAGGCTGGCCCGGCGATGGCGGAGGTTGAGGGCACCTGATCAACGCGGGTGCTTGACGATAGGGTGGGCACGCCGCGAACCGGCGCAGGCGTTGGTGGGCAGCGCCTGGCCGGTCGCGGCCATATTGCGGGGAGCGATGCGTTATGGCGAGGCACGAGAGCGACGGGGCGATGGTGTTTGACCTTGAGCCGATCGAGATCCCGGTAACGATTGGCGGGGTCGAGTACGTTCTATGCGAGGCGTCGGCGGACGCGGCGCGGAAGTTCAATAACAAGCGGGCGGAGGCGGGGCGGTTCTCTGACGGCAAGCTGTCGGGCGTCTCGGGCCTGGGCGATCTTGAGCCACTGCTGGTTTCGTCGTGCTTGTTTCGCGTGACTAGCCGCCAGGTCGATGGAGGGGTGAAGCGGGCTTTGAGCCCGGTCGCGTACAATACGGTTTTGACGTGGCCGGCGAGGGTGGTCACGCCGCTTTTCGAGCGGGCCAAGAAGATCTCGGAGCTGGAAGAAACGGAAACGCTGGAGGCGTTGCGGGAGCAGCTCAAGGACACGCAAGAGAAGATCGCGGAATTGGAGGCGGGGGAGAACCCGGCAAAAAACGAGCTGGCCGCCTCGACGATTGGCTCCGACTAGCGGAGGCGTTCGGGGTGGCGGAACCGCTTTTGGAGTCGCCGATCGCAAGGTGGACACACCGGGAGTTTCTGACGCGGCTGGCGTGGCTCGATGAACAGTGGAACAGACCGGCGCGGAGCGATTACTACCTGATGAGGGTGGCGCAACGGGTCCAGCAAGTGCTGTCGCGATCGCCGAATTCGGTCGGGATTGACGATCAGCGGGTGAGATTCGAGAGCGAGGCGGCGATGCGGCGGGCGTCTGAGGACACGGCGGCGGCGACGCGGCGGGCCAAAGCTGGCTGGGCGGGCTTGATTCGAGCGGTAAAGCGAGGGCGCGGGAATGGCGGCTGGTAAAGAAATAGAGCGGCTGATCGTTCGGCTTGTCGGCGATTCGACGCAATATACCCGCATGTGGCAGAAAGCGTTGGTGCAGACAAACCGGGCGGTCAAGCAGATCCAGCGGCTGGGTGCGCGGCTCGACGCGGTCGGGAAGAAAATGGGGCAACTCGGGCGGTCGCTGTCGCTGCGGCTGACGGCTCCGCTCGTGGCTATGGGCATGGCGGCAACTGTTGCCTTCGGTCAATTCGACAAGGCGATGGTTGAATCTACGTCGATCATGAAGGTGACGGCGGCGCAGACGGAGGAAATGCGCGATCTTGCGATCTCCCTTTCTGGGGAGGCTGCGCAGGGGCCGGCGGAGCTGGCGAAGTCTTACTATTATCTAGCGTCGGCGGGGATGGGTGCCGAGGCGTCGATGGCGGCGCTGCCGCAGATGGCGAAGTTTGCGACGGCGGGCGCGTTCGACATGGCGAGGGCGACGGACCTCGCAACGGATGCGCAAAGCGCGCTAGGGCTGGCGGTCAAAGGCGACGCGACGGCGAATCTCAAGAACCTAACTCGCGTAACCGACGTTTTGGTCAAGGCAAACACGCTGGCAAACGCGAGCGTCGAGCAATTCTCTACGGCCCTCACGAGCAAAGCGGGGGCGTCGCTGCGCAGCTATAACAAGGATATCGAAGAGGGCGTGGCGGTTCTGGCGGCATTCGCCGATCAGGGCATCAAGGAAAGCCTGGCGGGTGAGTCGCTGTCGCGGATCATGCTGCTCTTGAGCAAGTCGAGCCGCGACGCGGCGAAAGAGCACGAGCGGCTGGGGTTCAAGGTGTTCGACGCAACGGGCAAGATGAGAAATTTTGCCGACATCGTCGAGAACCTTGAAACGATAACGGCGGGGATGAGCGACGAGGTGAAAAGCGCGACGCTGGAGGCGCTCGGATTCGAGGCGAGGGTTCAGGCGGCTGTGCTGCCGTTGCTGGGCACGAGCGAGGCGATCCGGGAATATGAGAAGGAACTGCGGAAGGCGGGCGGCACGACGGACGAAGTGGCGCGGAAGCAAATGCAAAGCTTCGCCAACAAGATGAAGCTTCTGAAAAACCAAATGACCGCGATGGCGGTCGAATTCGGGGCGGCGATGGTGCCCGCGATCGAGGGGGTTGCGGAGGCAATCAAGGGGGCGGTGGTCTGGTTCCGCTCGCTTAGCCCGGAGCTGAAGGCGCTCATAGGCTACACGGGGGCGTTTGCTGCGGCGTTAGGTCCGGTGCTGGTTGTCCTTGGCCTGCTGACGAGCGTTGCTGGGCAGGCGGCAATAGGCGTGAAAGCGCTCTATACGGCGTTCGTGTGGTTGAGTGCCCATCCGATCGTGGCGGTATTGGTGGCGATCGGCGCGGCGGTTGCGTATATCGCAACGGAAATGATGGCGGCGAATCGGATCGCGCGTGAGGGGTTGGAGCTGGGGGCGAAGGTCGGCGAGCAACAAAAAAAGATGTTCGCGGAAATGGATCAGAACATGGAAGCGCTGGGCGACCTTGCAGCGCGGGAGAAGCTGAGCAACGAAGAAAAGGAGCGGGCGCGAAATCTGATCGCGGACCTGGAGGCATACTACGGGCCGTTGTCGGTGCGGATTGACGAAGCGACGGGCGCGATTGAGGGCTTTACGAAAGCATCAAAGGAGGCACGCGAGGCAAAGCTCCGATTGCGGGAGGTGCAGATCGCCGCGGAAATGGCGGAGGTGAAAGCCCAGTTCGCGGGCGCTGTAGAAATGATGGATGACTATTTCCGTAGTCATGAGTATTGGGGTGGAATGGCCGAGGCGGCATCAACAAAGCTGATGGGACTGCGGCAGGAAATGGAGAAGGTGCAAGCGGCGATGAGGGGCGAGCCGGTCGCCCAGGGCAAGCCGGGAGCGAAGGGCGGCACGGGCGGGACGGGTGCGGCGGGACTGGGCGGCGCGAAGAAAGCGACGGACGATCTCCAGCAAAGCGTCGATTCACTGACGGCGTCGCTGCGGGGCGAGGTGGATGTGCTGCTAGTCGGCGCGGACAGGGCGAAGCTGCTCGCGCTGGA